TCTTCTGTAGCTTGTGCTTGATTTTTTGAATTAAACTCCTCAAGAATACCTTCTGAATGTAAAGCTTCATCAGTTACAGTTTTAATTGCATTTAAATAATATTCAATGAGACTGTTTTTAGGATTAGTAAAAGTAACAATCTCTCTGTTATTTAATGTAGCCATATTATCAGATATTATCTCGATTGGCAACCATGGTACCATCATCATTACCGAGCCTTTAGGTGAGCGTCTCACCATAAGAACCATAGGATTGTTTAGTATTGTGGAATCTGAATCAGAAGTGATGTCAGCAATAACATCTTCTCCAGATTGGAGTCTCACTAATTTAATGTTTTGTTGGTTATCCATTTTTTAGCTCGATGTTATAGAATTTGTATTTAAATTTCTCATCATCATATATTTTCATTCTCTCAATAAAATGTTTTAGTGTATAATTGGTAAATTTACCAACTCTAAAATCATCTGCGATATCAAATAGTGTTGCGGCTTTTTCATCGTCACCAACTCTAAGACCTCGACCAATTGATTGTAAATTACGAATACGAGATTTACTGGGAGATGCAAAGATGATGTTGTGTAAGTTCCTTATATTTATGCCTGTGGAGAAAGTGCCATATGATGCTACGATGATAGCATCTTTTTCTTTTTCTGTGATTCCTCGAATAGCTTCTCTTGTCTCAGTATCAGTTCCACCAAATACAAAAAAAACTTTTCTTTTTTTCGCATGTTCTTTTATGTTGGCATATAAAGCTTTACCATGTTTTTCTACAAATTGAAAAAGTATAAGTGAATTACCATTGAGTGATAATGCCAAGTTTCTTATAAAATCATTACGAGCATTGTTCTTAACAATATAATCAATCTCTTGTTGATAGTCCCATGTTTTACATAGTTTACAAATTGCTTCAGGATATTTTAACACCAAACATTTTATATTAAAATCAGATAAATGTTTCTTTGCAATTAAGTCTGCAGTAGTTGTTGCTTGATAAACAGGACCAAAAAGTCCTTCTAATACTAAACGATGTGTTTGTGTGCCGTCTAATGTACCTGTTGTTCCTATTCTGTATTTAGCATTTACACAAGCAGACATAATTGTTGCCAATGATTTAGCTTTAAATTGATGTGCTTCATCACCTAATACAAAATCAAATTGTTCAAAGTAATCAGGTGAGTTTTTATAAACAGATTGCCATGTTGTAATTGTTAAAAAATTGTTTGTGTGTTTTTCTTTACCTGAGTATTGTCTATGGCAATATTTCTCAGAATCAAATCCATAAGATTTAAAATCAGTATACATCTGCTCAACAAGTGAAGTTGTAGGAACGATTAGAAGACCTTTTTTCATCTCATTGGACAAAAGATGTCTGACTATCAAGTATAATATTAAAGACTTACCAGACGCTGTTGGAGACAACAGGAGAAGCCTTTTATTTCGTATAGCAGTGATAAATGATTTTAGTTGATAGTCTCTAACTACATGAGGGAGATTTAGAGTATCAGCAAACTCTTTAGCTTCGACAACTGAAAA